TCATTGATAAAACAGGTAAGGGTCAGGTGAGTTCTTTAGGTCAGGTGTTAACAAGGGCAGACGTTGCTGAAGAGCATGTCCAAACATTAATGAGCCAAGTAGACCAAGCCTATAGGTTAGTTGAAAAAGGTGGTAAGAAAGCTAAGGATTCTTTAAAGTTTAAGACAAGTAATGAAATGAAGGATGCAATTAGGCAGTCATATTTACACAGTAAGTTTCCAGATGTATCTATGGCTACTTTCAATCCAAAGAACTATAAAAGATTAGCAAGTGACTTAGCGGACCCAACGGAATCTGCTAAGATCAAAGCTGTAATGGGTGATAGTTTTAATCACTACAAACGACTTGTTAATACAATTGCTACGGTAGCTGACGAACCTACCAGTGTTTTAGGGAGCCTTGTCCTAAGATCACGGGAGTATGGTGCCGTAGAGGGCGTACTAGCTACGGGTACAGGGGCTGGGTTAGCTGCTGGTATCTTAGGAACCGCTAAAGCAGCGACAGGCGCCGCTTTAGTTCTCTTTACGCCTTATATGTTAGCTAAAGCGTCTACCAACCCAAAAGTAATTGCTAAAATAACAGGGATTCTAAAGAAGAAGATCACTGTTGATGAAGCTGCGGAACAACTTGCACTAGTCGCTGATGATTTAGTGCAGACTAGTTTTGATGCGGAGTACGTAGAGCAGAAGACTAAAGATTTCCTATTAGAGCAATAGTAAATGCTGAAGCTAAAAAGAACCCCTTCTCAGGTATCACCTAAGAAGGGGTTTAAAGTTTAGGGAGCAGTAATTAATCTATTCGCATGTTCTCTTACCAGTATCAGGGTCTATGGTACACGCAGCACCTTCTGTAACTTCTTCAGTACCTTCTCCGTCACTAGAAGACATAATACCAAAGCGTTTACCACTAAGTCTGAAAGTAGTGATACCTTTTGCACCGCCTTTCCAAGCGTCCACATAAACATCCTTAAATTTCTCCCAAGTTACATCGTCACCTACGTTACAAGTCTTTGATACGGCTGAGTCAACGTAAGGCTGACAAGCAAGGAGGACGTTGAGGTGGTCACTCAGAGTAACATTCTCACTTGTCTTCCCTCTTACACCAAAGTGTCTATACCCGTAGTCTGGGACTTCGATTTCTTTGGTTCCTCCTTCGCTTGTCTTAATGAGTCTACGTGTCGTAAGCGCAAACACTGGTTCAATGCTACTACTAATATTATCAGCAGTAAGACTAATGGTGCCACAAGGAGCCACGCTAGTAAGATGCGAGTTTCTAATCCCATGTTCCTTGATCCCGTCTCTGATCTTCTTAGGTAACCTTTTGATGAACGGACTGTTAAGGTACTGTTCAGTTTCTAAAGCAGGAAAAGAACCTTTCTCTTTAGCTAAGTCAATGGACGCCCTATAGGCTTCATTGCGTAAAGTCTTCATAACTTCCTTGGTAAACTCAATGAACTTCTCAGACCCATAGGGATACCCAAGAGCCTCGGCTGCATTGGCTAGACCTGTGATCCCTTGTCCCATACGTCTCTTGTTCTGTGCTTCTACCTCTTGTTCCTCAAGAGGGTAGATTGTGTTGTCCACTACGTTGTCCATAGCACGAGTGACGACATGGATGTCTGACTTAAACTGGTCTACATCAAACGCAGCATCGGTGCCGAGGCGAACGTACTGAGTAAGATTATAAGAACCAAGTAGACACGCACCGTTAGGGGGTAGTGGTTGTTCACCACATGGATTAGTTGCAGCAATTGTTTCAACGTAGGCAAGGTTATTCTCCTCATTAATCCTGTCAATGAACAGAACTCCCGGCTCTGCCCAATCCCAATTAGCCCTCATGATCTCATTCCAAAGAGCCTCAGGGTCAATTGTCTCCACCGTCTTCCCTTCCCACTTAAGGTCAAAGGCGTCACCGGCCTCAAGGCACTCCATGAACTCATCGGTAACTGCAATAGAGATATTAAAGTTTGTTAACTTGTCGCTGTTCTGTTTAGCCCTTACGAACTCTTCGATGTCCGGGTGGTCGATACGTAAGACACCCATTTGAGCACCTCGGCGGTTACCTGCGCTGGCTACTGTACCACAGACTGAATTAAATATGTCCATGAATGGTAACACACCAGAAGCGCGAGAGGACAAGCTGTTAATAGGAGCACCATCAGGGCGAATTGTGCTAAAATCATACCCAATGCCTCCACCTTTACGCATAGTCTCAGCAGCGTCTGTAGCTGCATTCATAATCCCCTTCATTGAGTCTTTAATAGTCTGTGAAACAAAACAGTTAAATGCTGTAGTCTTCCTAGGTGACCCTATGGCTGACTGCACTCGACCACCGGGAAGAAACCTACGATTAAGTAGTACGTCACGGAAGGCTCGACGATGATCATCCCCATCCCCAAGTACATCAGACACTCGGTTCATACCTTCATAGAAACTCTCTCCCTTACCACGGTGCTTCTCTGCGTGGAGTTGTTCTGAAATCTCCAGCGTTGGCCCGTATGTTTTCCAATTAGTCATAGTCTTCTACACTCCCTATGTCTAGGTCTACGTCAAATACGTCACGCAGCTCTGCTTGTTTAGTTTCCACAATGTCACTAAAGCGTTCTAAGATGTCCTCAGGTTCCAACTCAAGAACCTCGCATAACATTTCAACGTCACTCATGACCGCTAGTCTCTCTATGAAGTCTTCAAACGGTAAACGCATTTCGTACTGTCTCCACTGTGAACCATCTTAGGTTCTCCTTTTCGCACCACTGTGCCATTGTTAATTTACTGCCCTTACGTACTTTCTTAGTTGGTGTGTGTAGGACAAACACAAGTTCCTGATCTTCCTTTAGGCTGTCTCGGATTGCTTTGTACTTCTGGATGTCTCCAACTCTAAAGTACCCCTTAGCCTCAAAGAGTATCTCGACGTTGTCTTGAGTAGTCCCTACGAAGTCAGGGATGTAGTTCCTCTTCGTTACGTAGGGAAGCTTAAATGGTTCGTACTCGCAGAGACCACTTAAGGCCTCTGCGGTACGTTCCTCAAACTTGTTACGAAACTTACGTCCCATCGCCAAGCTTCTTAGTCTTAGTTCCTGCTTTAGCTGGACCCTTAGTAACCAACTTAGCTGGTTTAGGTGCAGACTCACCTTCGATTTCTCGTGTCATTGTCTGAGCCATAGCACCTGAGGTAGCAATAAACATGTCCTCAAGTTTCCACCCGTCATTCAACAGTTCAGTAACCATGTCCTCCATACGGTCNAGNCGAGGNCTGGTCACAATCTTGTATTCTGTAGTCATTAAAAGTCTCCTTTGGTTAAATCTAGTTCTGGTACTCGTGGTAGGTTATTAACTTTCGTTAGGAACTTAGGGCCAGTTGAGTAACTAAAGGCTCTAAGGGTAGGGAAGCAATGTTTCTTGTACTGACAGTAAGAGCAACCAGTAGCTAACTTCATGTTCCCTGACTTACCGTCTGGAACTTCGGGATAACACTGCTCTGGTTTCTCTTCCTTCTTTACAAACTCCTTAATGTTTTCTACTCGTTCTTCAATGTNGTGTCCATAGTATTGATACATAGGATCACTTGTGTTCTTCATGTCGTGCTTCAGTACACACAAGTGTCCGTTTGCTTTATCCATAGCCAGCCATCCGAACACTTCTTCCCCTTCTGAATGGGCATAAGCCTTGATCTGGTCAATGTATCCAAAGGGGTCATCTGTAGCGAGGGTTCCTTCTTTGAACTTCTTGAACCCAAAGGTGCTTGTAGACTTAACGTCAACGACAGTCCCATCAATACGACAATCCATAGACCCACGTACACCACCGACCTCACACGCTTTCTGTTCACCCGTAACTTCATGACCAGCCATCCTTACAAAGAATAATAACATTTCTTCGATCATATGTCCATACATAAATTTGATAAATGTATGGGGTTGAATCTTTTCACCACGGAACTTATTGTAGGAGTACCAAAGTTGACGATCAGGTTTACCAATTGCACTTAGGCGTAGGCGACGATTGTCACGAGGACCTTCGTAAGGTAAGAACTCTTTCTTCATAAGGTTCTTCACAGCCTCACCAAACTTCTCAATCTCAGCTTCCTTGTCTACGTAGGCCTCTGTGTTCCGAGTAGTCATGAGGTCATAGATGTCTTCAACTACTGTGTCTAATGTCTTAGTCATTCTTTGCTTCCCTTGCTTTCTTAAGACGTTCACCTGCCGCCTTACGTTGTTCTTCAGTCATTGTCTTCTTAGTTCTATAAGGGTTAGTCCCAAACCTAAATGGATATAAGTCACAAGGTTCATTAGTACACTCAGCTATTGCCTGAGAAGAACCACCTAAGCACTCTAAACAATGTTTTCGTATAACCTTAACTGGATTAGTTAATGTGTTTCTGCCCATGTTTCACCTACCTTAAACTCACCGTCCATCGGACATCTCATGTTCAACTCAAGCCCTGCTGCNTTAATACATTCCACCGCTAGCCATCCNAACTTATCCGCTTGTTCCTCTTTAACTTCCACTTGAAATTCATCATGAATATTACCGATGAATTTGTAGTCCATGTTATTAATTGTAGCGAAGTTGTCTAAGAGTGTCAAGGCTTTCTTCATTAAAACTGCCCCAGCACCTTGAAGCAATGTATTCAAAGCTGCGTGGGGTGATCTAATGATAAGCTTTCTTCCGTCAAGTCCTCTAAGGTGTCCTCTTTGACAAGCTCTCTCAACTCTTTCGCGCAGGTCTTGGAGGCTAGGAGTATTAGCGAGGAATTTGTCTTTAAGTCTTCCACCGTCCTTAGCTGTTCCGCTGACAATACTCCCAATCTTGGCGTCACCTGCTCCATATAGAAACGCATAGATGAAAGTTTTTGCAGTATCTCTGTCTGGTAGTCCAGCAGCTCTTTGGTTTGCTGAGTGGACATCACCATTTAAAATCTCCTCTGTGTATTCTTTGTCGTCCATAAAATGTGCCAACATACGTAACTCAAGTCCACTTGCGTCCACTCCTACTAACTTACGTCCTTCAGGCACAGTCCAACATGAGCGGCACTCCTGACCATACGGACTATATGACGCAGGAACTTGAGCCATGTTTGGACCTGAGTGTGTCATTCGTCCAGTAACGGCACCAATGGTATTCACCGACCCGTGTACCCTTCCGTCTTCCTCTACAGCTTCTAGCCATGACTTAACCTGAGCCATACGTTTTGTGACCAAGAGATACTCAGCAATTAATTCCGCTTCAGGAATATCTTTAACCTTGCTTAGGACACCTTCGTCCACAATGGGACTACCTTTCTCAGTAAATACCTTAGGTACCCAGCCGAACCATTGTAGATAACGCCCGATCTGCTGGCGTGAACCTAAGTTAAACTCAGGCCAATCTACCCTAGTAAAATTACCAGCAACAAGGTCAAGAGCATTATCACCAAGGAACTTGAGACCAACAACAGAAAGGCTACCGTCTTTCTTGTACTTAGGTTCGACTGTCTTAACTTCAACAGGTAACGGTTTAAATGTTTCATGTACCTTGTCCTCTAGTTCAAGCTTACGTTCCTTCAATGTAGCCATTAAGTCCCAAGCTTTTCCTTGGTCCAATAACCAACCATTCTCTTGCTGCTTCGTAATGATTTCTTGGACCTTGTGTTCAAGCTCAATACTTTCTGTCCCAAACTCAGCCAACCTCTCGGTCAATACTTCGTACACCTTGTCCGTAACACGCAAATCCTGTTCACAGTACGTGATCATTTCAGGTGTCAGTTTAGTCCAATCACTGTGGTCACCTTTAGGAAACTTAAGACGTTCGCCCCAAGCACCTAAAGAATGCCCACCGTCTAAGGAAGGATTATATAGGCGAGACAACACAAGGGTATCCACAATCCGATCATGAGGGATATGTATCCCCAAGAGGTGTCGAAGAGTTGGTTGATCAAATCCAATACCATTATGCATAATGATTTTATCAAATCCATCAAGATACTCCTGTATTTCCTTAAGTGTTCCCTTGGGCCAAGAAGTCCTCGAGGTCCAATTGCGGATCACCTTCGTCTGTTGGTCCATCGTCCCTATCATGTGAACCTTGCTCTGGCTCGTTATCGGTAAAGCGGTGGTTTCTATATCTATGATAAGCTTCTTTGTCATTGATTATACTCTCACCTCTCCGTAATGCTACATGTTCTAAACGATGACAATTACTACAAAGTATAGCACACTTCTCTGCCTCGTCAAACACTATCTGCTGCACTTCTTTTTTACGCCACTTGTCTTGACCAAGACAAAAGACTTTAGTAGTTGGATCAAGATGATGAAAGTCCATCAACTCTACAGGATATTTTTCACCACATGCCTCACAAACACCACCACGCCCATCAATATATCTTTGTTTATTTTCATTTGATCTTTGGTTACGATTTAAGTTAGGAATATCATACTGTCTACTTTTAGAACTCTTCATTTTCTACAGCCTTTACCCTTGGTGCAGCACCAGCAACCATACGGGATGTATCGTTCTCATAGTACAGCCATCCAGCTAAACCAGTGCGTCCAGTGCGACGGCATTTAACAAGTTGCACTTTGGTACAATTACGTTCATACTCGTCCTCAGACATTTTGTCTCGTGACAACAAGATAGTGTTAAAGGCAATCTGGGTAATTGACCCTGATCCCTTCATGTCGTATTCGTTAACGTCATGCGCGTCCTTAACCTGTGGTTTACGCATGTGACTAACAATGATGATGCTTACACCAGTTTCCTTGGCTAACTTAAGACAACGATCCATAAACTGATCAATCATTCCGTTCTCATTAGAAGTAACCGCAGCCTGTAGTGGATCAAGGATAAGAATGTCACAGTCAAGTCCTTTAACCATGAACCGCATCTTAGAGAATAGTTCGTCTGCGTCAGAGGAACCTAAGTGATCCAAGATATGCACCTTGTCTGAGGACACAAAGTCCTTGTAGTAGTCGTAGTACAAAGAATTGTCACGGTTATCCTGAGGGATAAGTGAAATGTTCTCACCACTGTGTAACGACACAATCTTCTCCACGGTTTCACCTTTGTCGGACTCAAGGAACACTGCACCAATCTTCTTATTGGACTCCGTAGCCATACCGTAAAGCAGATTGTAAACCATCGTTGACTTACCGACTGACGTAAGAGCACCAATGACTGTTACTTCACCACCCGCCACTCCACCATTCATCATAGCATTTAATGTACCATAGGCTTCAGGGAATGGTGTAACTTCTTCGCTACCTCTCTTGACAAAGGCGTCCCAACAGGACTCATCGGACAGACTAATCACGTCCACCGGTCTATACTGTTTAGCGTCCCACCATGCTGCGGTGAACTCACGTACCTTCCCGGACTTGAGCATCTCACCCGCGTCCTTCATAGGCAACGTAGCAACGCGGACCTTACCGTGGGAGAACAAGGGCAACACTTGTTCAACTGCTTTCTTCCCCGGTGCATCCTGAT